AGGAGTACAATATTTCTGACAGCCTGCCGCCTGGCCAGGTCCCCGGCAAAGAAAAGAAAAAAGAACTGCCGCCCTTAAATGATGCCTATAAAATCCTGGGGCCGCTGCCGGATCCCTGGATCGAAAAATTAACCCGGACCCGGGCCTGGCACCCTTTGGCCATGGAAAAACTGGGGATCAGGCAACAAACCCATTACCAGGAAAAAAAGACCGGCACAATTAAAGCATTATCCCGGCCAAATAAAATGGCTATTCCAATTTATGACCAGGACGGCAATGTCAGAAACATCCGGCTTTATCAGCCAGGCGCCAAAAAATTTAAAATCATTTCCTGGGGCACGGATTATGGATCCGCCCGTCTTTTTCCCCCGGTCCCCCGGGATGAGTCCAGCACAATTTTACTTTGTGAAGGTGAGTCAGACACAATCTGTGCAATATCAAACGGGTTTAACGCCATAACCCAGACCACAAAACCAAAGAAATGGACAAAGGAACATTTAAAAATATTCACTGGCCGGGATGTGGTTATCGCCTTTGATGCGGATCAGCCGGGCCAGATGTATGCCTATAAATATGCAGGCCCGGAAATCTGCAAGGTGGCCAAATCGGTGCGGGTTTTAGAATGGCCGGATTTTATGGGCAAAAAAGATGGCCGATGGCCGGAAAAGGGCGGCCAGGATCTGACTGATTTTTTTGCAAAACATAAACAGACCGCCCTGGACCTGCAGCGCCTGATGGATAACGCCGAACATTTCACAGCCCCGGAGCCGGATGTCGATGCAGAATACCATGATTTTTATGAACGCGGGATCAATGACCGGATGGCATTTAAACCCCGTCTTTTGGCTGAACGGATCATGGAAAAATTTCAACTTTTATACTGCCCGGATACAGGGCTTTTATATCGGTGGAATGGCAGATACTGGGAGGAATTTTTCGAGGAACATTTAAAGGCTATTGCCCTTAAAATGCTGGGTAAAGAATCAAAACAGTCCATGGTCCAGGATGCTGTTTTTCAGGTCAGAAGTTTGTCCACCATACCCCATGGACGGGCACTGAATGACAATCTTGATTTTATAAATGTCAAAAACGGAATGCTGGATATTACAACAGGTTTATTGTCAGATCATGACCCGGATTATTTTTCATCCTATGAACTCGGGGTCACATACAACCCGGCATCAAAAGACAAATGCAGCCGGTTTCTGCAGTTTTTATCTGAAACCATCAAAACTCCGGAAGTCATTGCCCAGGTCCAGGAGTTTTTCGGATATTGTTTTTTGCGGAAAAATCCCTTTGCAAAGTGTTTGCTATTGCTGGGGCCGGGATCTGATGGCAAGTCCACCCTGATCAGTCTTTTACGCGAAATGATCGGCCCGGAAAATTGCGCGTCTGTGTCCTTTGCTGAAATGGAAGATCAGTTTCTGCGGTCATCCCTTTACCAGAAAACCGTTAATATCAGCACGGAAGTTGGCAGCAAGGCCATTGAATCGCCTTATTTTAAGGCTATCACGTCCGGTGATCCTGTCAATGCAGCTTTTAAGCATAAGAATACTTTTACCTTTGTCCCTTATTGTAAACAGATTTTTGCCGCTAATAAAATGCCCAGGGTGCTTGATAATTCAGACGGCTTTTTCCGGCGGATCCTGCCTATTAAATTTAAACAGCAGTTTCTTGAAGGTGCGAAAAATACAGATCCTTTCCTGTCAGAAAAATTGCTGGCTGAAAAATCAGAAATATTTCATTGGGCGCTGGCAGGTCTTAACCGCCTTTTAAAAAATAGGCAGTTCACCAGGTGCGAAGAAACCGACGAGCTTTTAATGGAATACAAGCGCCTTAATAATCCTGTGATCTGTTTTTGCCAGGATGTTTGTGAAGTTAGCGCAAATGAGCAGGCCAGCAAAGAGGTTTTGTTTTCAACTTATGAAACTTATTGCCGCAAGAATGGCTATCGCGCTTATTCAAGAGAAAACTTTTTCAGGGAATTATATGTGGCTCATTCAAGCCTTACAAGCTGGCGCCCTAGGAAAGGTAATCCAAATCGGCTGCCCTTTGTAAAGGGCCTTAAAATTGTGGATTTTATGACATGATGCAGGGATCAGTCAAACATATGGGCCGTGATCCATTCAAGGCCGTCCGCATGTCCGGGATCGGTGTTTATTTTTCCAGATCCCCGCACCCCGTTTCAGATCCCCGCCCACATTTAGACCCCGGGCGGCATATTTTTAGGAATCCCCGGGCCTTTTTAATCTGTGACTTTAAGGACAATATCCCATGCAAATCAGGCAATATTAACCCGAACAGGGGCAAATCCATGGAAATGGTCAGGGGTCGGTCAAGGGTGGTCAAGGTGGACCTGTTTTTGATCACTCTGCATATCCTTAATGATTCCAGCCAGTTAAAAAACAATGGTCAGGGTGGTCAAGGTGGTCAAGGCGGAATCCAACCTATTACGTATGCGCGCGCATGTTTTTCTTTTTTGTTTATATATTTTTCTTTTATAAAAAAGTACCTTGACCACCCTGACCAAACCAGCAATGGCGGCGTTCTTTACCTTGACCGCCCACCCTGTCCACCCTTGACCACCCTGACCAGGGCAGCAATGACGGCGTTCTCGATCTTTTTAACCACAGGGAGCAAATAAAATGACCTATTCAGCTTTTGACCTTCTTGACGAAAAGTACAGCCTGCAGCCACAACTTGAAGTGATTGAGGATCCCGCACCAGATGACCCGGGGCTGGCTGATCCGGCGCCCGGTGATCAGGACCCGGCCCTGTCCACCCTTGACCACCCTGACCAATCCAAAAAACCACAGCCACCCTTGACAGACTGGCAGGACAGCCTGCCGGTTCAATTGTTGTCATCATATTTAAAAGAATTTTATGACCAGGGCATCCACTTGAAACAAACCAGTGACGGGCAGCCGGTCCTTTGTTTTAAGCCTGGCTTAAAGCTGGAAGAAAAGGACCCGGAACGCTTTTCTATAGCACTCCATGCCGCCTACCTGATGGACAATGCCCGGGCAGATCTGCAGGAACTGATCGACAATGACGCCCTGCATCTACAGATTGATAAAGGGATCTGGTTATGATCTTGACCCTTACTATGTCCCAGGAAAAAAATGGGTCCTCTCCAGGGGGCGAAGCCACGCGGTTTCGAGCAGCTCGGGCTTTGGCTCTATGCGTTTTCACGAAATGGATGGAAAGTGGAAACTTTGTATATCCCCAGCTGAAGCCTGTTATAAAAATTAATTGTTTCACAAAAAGGGCCGGGTCCAGGGTGCCTGGAAAAGAAACCAGCTTAAAACAGCTAAAAAACGCCGCTGGCATATAATTTGAGTTTGAAGGTATGCGGGCGGGGTCAAAAAAGGGGGCCGGGGGTGGCAGCCTTTTTATTAAAGACAAACAAAAGATTAATTAAAAGGATCCTGTAAATTGAAAAATAAAAATAAAGATCAAAATCCTGCAGGGCCATTACCATCATTTAAAAGCCGCCGGGCTGTTCTTTTGCATTTAAATCAATCCGGTTACAAGGTGTCCCGGGGCAAATTGTATGGCGATTTTAAAAAGAAATTGATCAGGATGGAATCCGACGGGACGGTCCTGGAAATTGAGGTCAGAAATTATGCAGTTAATCACCTGACCGATAATTCAAACGATATGCAAGCGTTAAAGAATAAAAAGGAAGTGGAAAAACTCGAAGAACAAATCTTAAAATTTAGATTTGAACGGGAAAAAGAGCAAGGAAAATACATCCTGAAAAAAGATTTTGAGGCAGAACTTGCAGCCAGGGCGGCTGTTTTTGATTCAGGATTTAGGCACCTGTTTAATGTACGCGCCCGGGAGTGGATCACATTGCTATCAGGAAACCCTGAAAAGGCGCCGGATTTTATACAGGAATTAAACCAGGCCCTGGATGATCAGCTGACAACCTATGCCAGCACCAGGGTTTATCAAGTAATGTTTTCCAATACAGATTAAAAAAGGGAGATTAAAAAAAATGAAATCAGTTACAACTTTTTCAAAGTCTAACAGAAATTTAATTTTAACAATTGACCTTGTCATCGCTTTGGCCAGCTGTATGACTACTGATAAAACTATGCCGATAAAAACGCGGCGCTGCCTGGATCGGATCCGGACCAGGATAAAAAACATACAAGATATAATTTATGGCGGCAAAACCCTGGTTTTATCGCCTGCTAATTATCGGCAATATGGCCGGATTATTTCATCGGTTAAAAAACTAATTAACAATATCGCCGGGAATACAATTGGTCTTGATTTTATCAATGCAGTCCTGGCCCTGGTCGAGGATGCCCGGATCGGGTGTCAAAGATCGAAAAACTTGACCCTGCAGCGGGAATGGGGACACTTAAATCAATCTTTGGCCACCTTGTATGGC